GGTGCATTGTTAAACAGAAACCCAACACCGATTGTAGTTAATGGTGATATGGCTATTGCTCAACGAGGTGACCAAACAGGCAAGACAGCAGAAAGTATGACTGCTTGTGATAGGTTTAGATTCAATATAATAAGCAGTGGAACATTCTCGATGGTTCAATCTACAGATAATCCTGCAAATGGTTTTGGTAACAGTTTAAAAATAGATTGCACAACAGCAAATGCAAGTCCACCTGCAAATTCTAATGCATATTTATCTGTGCAAGCAGAAGGTAGAAACTTACAAGGATTACTTAAAGGAACATCAAGTGCAAGAACATCTACTATTGCTTATTGGATTAAATCTAATAAAACAGGCAACTATGTTGTTGAGCTTTGGGATAGAACTAACGACAGACATGTTGGTAAAGTAGTGACTATCTCATCAGCAAACACATGGGAAAAACATGTATGCAATTTTCCTGCTGATACATCAGGAGCTTTAGCTAACTCAAATGCAAGGTCAGTAATGATATCTTGGGCTTTTGATTCAGGGAGTAACTTTACATCAGGCACACTACCAAGTTCATGGCAAGCTCGTGTAGATGCAAATAGGTTTGTAGGAACTGCATTAGATTTAGGAGATAATACAGCTAATGAAGTGTTGATAACAGGTGTCCAATGGGAGATTGGTACGTTTACAAGTGCTACAATTCCACCATTTCAGTTTGAGTTCGGTGGTACGAATCTAGCTAGATGTCAGAGGTATTTTCAAAAAAGCTACCAACAAAGTGATGCTCCGGGAACGGCTACACAGCTTGGTTCTGTATGGCACGAAATAGGAGATTCTACATCAGATTTTTTATCTTTTGGTTACAACATACAAACAGAAATGAGAGGTTCTCCAACTGTTACTACTTTTGATTTAGCAGGTGCTTCAGCTAAAGTTAGTTATTCAGGAAGTACAAATAACAAATCAGGAACAGTAGCTAATGCTTCTGCAAAAGGTTGGAGAGTACACACAGATAACAGCACATCAAAAGATGCTTTAATTTATCAATTTACAGCAGAGGCAGAAATATGATTGTTACATCAGCAAAATATGTTGCAGATAGATTCACAGGAGCAAATGAAAGTATATTTGTTAATAATGAAATGTTTGTACCTATAGACACGAAGAACCAAGATTACCAAGATGTACAAGAATGGGTATCAGCAGGAAATACAATAGAAGAAGCAGATTAATGAAAATGACCCTTGAACAACTTGCTGTAAAGATAGATTCACTTAGCACACGTATGGACAAGATGGAAAATAAGGTCGATGATTTAACTTCAGTAATTAACAAGAGCAAAGGGGTAATAGGTTTTATAGCATGGGTCGGTGGTATCTGTGCAGTAATTTACAACGTTTGGAAATAACATGTTCGAACTTTTCAATTTATTAGGAAGTTCAATGCTTGGAGGTCTACTCCAAATTCTTGGTAGCAAAGCCAAAGCATCACAGGATCAATTCAAAATGATGATGCAAAAATCGAAATTTATTGCTGAACAGCAAGATAAATCCAGATCAAACACAAACTCCTTCTTTATGATGACAAGGCGCATAATTGCGCTAACCTGCGTGTTTTCTATAGTTTTACTACCAATGATTGCACCTGCAATTTTAGATGTCCCTATATACGTTCAATCTGAGATCGTAACTGGATCTGACTGGCTCATATTCAGTACAGAATCGACCAAAATCGCATGGAAAGAGGTTGAGGGCATACCACTTCTCGGATGGCATAAAGACGTGATTATAAGCATTCTAGGGCTTTATATGGGGAGCTCGATAGCAAAATCATGAAAAAATATTTAATATTACTGCTTTTTTGTGATCTGGCGATCGGTGACGCCACGAATAATGGTGCAAATAATATAAATCACACTTCCACATCAGGCGATCAAACAAGTATCAGTGGAGGATATTCTCAAGAAAGTACGAATAACTACACAGGTGGTCAAACCAATTCCACAACCAATTCTACGCAAAACACAACTAATTCAAATCAGGAAACTGCAGTTAACAGTTCGAGCGCACCTGCAATGTCGGTTTTTACACAGGATTCATGCTCCCTCGTGATTTCAGCTGGGGTAAGTATATTGTCTTTTTCTTTTTCGGGAGGTGGTTATGTTATTCAAGATGAGGACTGCAAAAGATTAAAGCTCAGTCGTCAATTATCTGCTGTAGGGATGAAAGTTAGTTCCATATCAATTCTCTGTGATGATCCAAAAGTTTTTGACGCAATGTATCGAAGTGGGACTCCTTGCCCCGTTCTAACTGAAGATGGCAGGTCTGTGATTGGTGAGGAAGCTATGAAGGTTATTTATGAGAGAAAGAAACCAACAGATGATCCAGTAGAGCAATATCGTAGATATAAACAAAGCCTAAAATGAAACACTTGGTGTTAATATTTTTGATCTTTTTAGTATCTTGCTCTGCACACAGAGTCACTTTAAAACCAATAGATGTGTATGGAAGCAACGAGCAAAGAATCCCAGAGCCACAAATAGAATGAGATATCTACTTTTACTTATATTACCTTTGACTGCCTTATCCGAAGTAAAGGTGACCGGGAATCTAGTAACTAATGGAACATTTGAGCAAGGCAATTCTAATGGATGGACTACATCTGGAGATGTGCAAGTTATAGGCGATTGCTGTGGATCATCATATGATCTGGAATTTGGTGATGCAGGAAGTGTTGAACAGGATTTTAATTTAACGAGTGACACAATAAGCCAACAAATGCTTAATAATGGCGTGAGTTTATCGAGCGCAATATTAGTCCAGAATGGAGAAGGTGGTGAAGGTGGATGGGCTTATAATCGGGGCGATGCAGACTCATTCACGATCAGACTCCAGATCAAAGATGATAGTAATAATATATTAAATTCAGTCTCACAAACCAGAACAGAAACGACCGGGATTGAGGGAGAGATTTTCACTAACACTTTATCTTACACAGGATCAGGGAGTAATATTGGAAATATCAATATATCTGGAATTGACTCTAACGCTCCTAATATATTAGGTGGAGCTAATATTGATAATGTTTCAGTCACGATGACTTACGATGATACTGTTTTATCAGCCATACAGACTGCTGAGATAAATCAAACCTTTGAGAATATAGAGCAAGTTATAGAATTGACAGAGCAGTTCAATCCAGAAGAGATTGAAAATTTAATAATTGAGGAGATAGTGTTCGAGGAAATTGTTGCAGAATTACCTGAAATATTCGAGATATTTCAAATATCACAAGAAGAGGAATTGATTGAGGAAACATTAGTTGTTGCACCTGAAATAATATCTGAGCCAAATATAGTTGAATCACAATACGAAGAGCAGATTCCTGAAGAAAATACTGAGTTAATTGCAGAGGTTTTTGAGGAAATAGTGGAATCACCAACCGAGGCTCCAGAAGAAACCCCGGTCAGTTCAGAAGAAACCCCGGCCAGTCCAAATCAAGATTTAAATCAAGATCCAGATCAAAACCCAGTCGATTCTGATGCAAATGAGCCTAATAACACCCCCGAATCACCTACAGAAAGCACGACAGTGGCGATCTCAATACCTGATATTCAAAGAAAAGTGGATGAAAAGATTAAAACAACCGAAGGTAGATTAAAAGCAGTTTCATTTATAGTGGCTAAGGTTATGTCCGAATCCAATAACAAAATAGATAGCTATTCCCAGATCAATGCTGAGATATTTAAGCAACCTGTTATAATTGATAGAAATATCGATGCGTATACAAGTCAAAGTTACGTCGATATAAGGAATATTTATAATAATAAAACATACGAGGACAGGCAAAATTGGATATCAAGATAATCACAGGACTGATAGGTAGCGCCATAGCTATTGGATCGCTCTTCGTTTTTCAAGGGCAGTTGATCCAACGAGTAGACACACTTGAATCCAGATCATCCCCAAACACTAAGGTGATCGAGCAGGATATATCTGATCTAAAAAGCGAAGTTGCTGTTTTAAAAACAATCATTGAGGAGATGAAGTCAAAAGAAAACCCACTGATGAGATGATTGATATAGCATTATTTGTTTCTTTGTTTATATCCATCTGGATTTTAATTAATCCATCTAAGGTGAGAACTAAATGGTTCCGTCCAGAATTATCGATAGTTGAAATATTGTTTGTAGTTACTCTATCAGCTATCATAGTCCATAATATATTAAATTGAGGTAATAATGGCATGGCAGGTTTAACAGTAACAACAGCAGAGTCTGAATTTGCAATAACTAGTGCAGAGGTCAAAAATTGGCTGAGGATAGATGGATCAGATGATGACAGTGTTATATCTACTTTATTAAAAGCATCACATAATTGGGCTAAAAGATACACAGCAAGAAGTTTAACAACACAAACTTTGACCATGTCCATCGACAGTGTTTATGATGCAGATATNCCAATAAGAGAAGGTAGTTATGTTGGAATCGATCAAGATATAACTAGAAGNAGTATTTTATTACCAGAATCCCCGGTCGCATCAATTACTAATGTGAAACATTACGATGATGCAGATAACGAGAGCACTTTTGCATCAAGTAAATATTATTTGGATAAAGCAGGTGTTCCTGCGAGATTTGTTTTGAGAAATGGAGAAAGCTATCCAACAGGATTAAGAGTTTCTAACGCTATTGAAATTAAATATGTTGCAGGATATGGAGGAACTACAGCAGTTCCAGATGATATTAAACACGCTTGTTTGATATACACAGCATGGTTATTTGAGCATAGAGGTGATGGCGCTGAAAGAATGACAGCTCCTTATCAGGCAACTCAATTATTACAACCCTACGTTATAAGGCAAATGTCTACTAACCCATACCGAGGCACAGCACATTATGGAGGCATGATTTAGTGTCATTGGTTGGCGAAATGAGAAACCGAGTCGTCTTACAAACTCTAGGTGGATCAACAGACGCAGGGGGAGGGCAAAGCACCTCTTATTCTACAGCCTCGACTGTTTGGGCTAAGGTCGAAAATTTATCTGGATCAGAGAGCATCTTCGGTGATCAATTAAGATCCACATCAAATTATAGATTTACGATCAGATATTTTTCAGCGCTCACAGAAAAACACAGACTCACATTTAATTCTAAGAATTTTAACATTACCCAGATCAGAGATATCGAAGAGGGCAGAAGAAAATATCAGGAAATATTAGCAATTGAGGGAACAGCGCAATGACAATATCTGTGCAAGTATCAACTAATATCGATAGAAATACTAAGGAAGCAGACAAGCTTTATACTCTAAATGCTCAAAGGCACATCAATAGAATTGCTAACACGTTTAGAAATGAAATTTTAAAGTCCATGCAGATGACTCCTAAGACAGGTTTAGAATATGAAAAGAATGATGGCAAAATCCATATAGCATCTTCAGAGGGTAATCCACCTGCAATTGATACGGGAAGGTTAGCTTCGAGTGTAAGAATATCACCTGCGACCGGGTTTTCAGGGAAAGTGATGAGTGCAAAGGTTTCTACGAATGTCGAATATGCAGAAAGGCTTGAGCTATATATGAACAGACCATTTATGTCTAAAGAATCTCAGGCTTATGTTTATACAGTATTCTTTGCTAAAAAAATACAAAACCAAATCAGTATTAAAAGCCAATTCAGACCAGTTAAGGTCAGATCCAACAAGAAAGGTATATCAATAAAATAATGGGATATCATTCATTCGATCTGCAGTCTGCTTTATATTCCACATTATCTGGAGACTCCACGCTTGATACTTTGCTCGGCAATAATAAGATATTTGATACTGTTGCCCCTCAAGGCACAGCATATCCTTATGTTATTATTGGGACAGAACAGACAAGAGAAGCAGGTACAAAAAGCAAAGATGGAAATGTTTATAACTTAGATATTGAAGTATGGTCTCAATATAGAGGTCAAAAGGAGATTAAGGAAGTCATGGAACGTTTGTATAATATCTTCAATAATAGTACAATTTCGGTGTCGGGAGCAGATTCAGTGATGAGTTATGTTGTTTCAGGACTCACATTGGTTGAGCCAGATGGAATAACTCGGCATGGATTAATTAATATAGATTTTACAGTATACGATAATTAAGAGGTAATTTAATATGGCAGTACAAAAAGGCGCAAGTCTAGTAGTTAAAATTGGCAACAGTGCTTCTCCAGAAGTGTTTACGACTGTCGCTGGACTACAAGACACATCTATCAGTATCAACCAAGAAACTGTAGATGTCACAAATAAGGACTCTTCAAGAGTTAGAACATTATTAGCACAAGGTGGAGTTAAATCATTCACTATAACGGGATCTGGAATATTTCAAGATCATGCATCAGAGCAGTCTGTGTTAACAGCGTTTGATGGATCAGGATTCATAAATTTTCAATTTTTAGTACCAGATTACAACACATTCACAGGTGCATTTCAGGTGACGACACTTGATTACACAGGAACATATAATGGCGCAGTTCAATATTCTATGACATTTGAAAGCGCATCCACAGTGACAATTGCTACTGTATAATGTGGTTAGATAAAGAAGTATCAATAGGCAAAGCGAAACATTCAGCTAAAGTGAATGTCAGTGATAGCCTGATCGAAGTAGAACTGCCATTTTTTGATGAATGGCTATCTTGCTTAAATGAGTCTATTGATCTAGATGGTAAATCATACAATATAAATAATATTCAAAATGTTGGTGATCGTGACGAATCAATAATGATTATGTTAAAAACAGAGGTTAAAAATGAGCCAAAACGTACTGAGAGCAGAAAAAAATCTTTTAATAAATAATAAAGAATATAAAGCTAAAATGAGTGTTGATACGATCATGAGGATCGAGGATTCGCTCGGTGGATCAATATTTGGTGTCGCTAAAAAGTTTGAAATTCCAGATGTAAGAGTTAATGAATTACTTGTTATTATTTATCAATGCGTAAGAGCAGGTGGTCATGATGTCACTGAAAAAGATATAAAGTCTTATATATCGAGTGTCGGTGTCGTTGAGGCTACAAAAGTTGCAGGTGAATTGATTGTTTTAGGTTTAAACGTTGATTCAAATAACGATCAAAAAAAAAGCGAGAGTTAACTGCGAATGATGAACTACCTATAAAAAGGTGGTTTGAGGTGTGTGTTGGTATGATCGGTGTTCAACCCGACCAATTCTGGAATATGTCAGTCAATGAAATTTACATAGTAATTCAAGGTTTCAAAGAATATAATAGTGGAAACTCATCAGATCCAATGGATAAAGATGATCTGGATAAATTAATGGAGATGTTCCCAGACGAATAATGGCTACAGAATTAGATAAATTATTAGTGCGCATTGAGGCTGACGTCAGCGATCTCAAAAAAGGGATGAAGTCTGCTAATGATCAGGTCAAAAAATCCTCAACAAATATGGGTAAATCCTTCAAGGATTTGGGCAGGAAACTCTCAGATATCGGAGGCAAGACACTTAAATTTGGATCAATATTTGCAGGTGTGTTTGGCGCATACCAGATTAAACAAGTTGTTGATGTTGGTATTCAGGTTGAGAATCTTAAGGTAAGGCTTAACGCATTATTCGGATCAGTAGAGGAAGGATCAAGGGCTTTTGAGGTCATGATCGGCTTCGCATCTCGTGTACCATTTGAGCTTTCACAAATTCAAAGAGCATCTGGTAATCTAGCTGTTGTAACAGAGGATGCACAAGAACTAGCTGATTTATTAGAGATAACCGGGAATGTCGCAGCAATAACAGGCTTATCATTCGAGCAAACTGCTGAACAGATTCAAAGATCCTTTAGTGGGGGAATCGCCTCAGCGGATATGTTTAGGGAGAAAGGCGTAAGAAATATGCTCGGATTCCAAGCAGGTGTTGAGGTTTCATTATCAGAAACTAAAAAAGCATTTAGAGATGTGTTCGGGCAAGGTGGTGAATTTGGCAATGCAACTAAAGAATTCGCTAACACCCTTACAGGTACATTATCAATGCTATCTGATAAATTATTGGCATTCAGACTTGCTATTTCAGAGTCATTTTTTAAAGAAATCAAGCGTCAATTCGGTGATTTAAATAAAACCTTAGAAGAGAATGAAGCATCAATTAGGAAATTTGGAAGGGATATTGGTGAATCATTAGCTGAATTTACCAGATCAGTCAAAGATAATCTTGATGAAATAATACTATCATTTCAGGCTCTAGGCACATTTTTAGCAGGAACAGTTATAGCCAAATTAATAGCAGTACTCGTGAGTATGAATACTATTATAAGAGCAATAGGCATAACTTTGACTGCAGTATCGATTTCACTTAAAAAAATTAAGCAATTCGCAGAGCCAACAACTAATGCGCTCACTAATCAAGACAAAGCCTTAACAAGCCTTAACGAGGTTTACAATTTGGCAACAGGTGATTT